GTAAACTAAATATGTTCAGTTCAATACGGAGTTATGACTACTTCAACACTTTCACCACCGAAAATAAATGGAGGTTGGTTCGATGTCCTTGATGACTGGCTTAAACGAGACCGTTTCGTATTTGTTGGCTGGTCTGGATTACTTCTTCTTCCCACTGCTTACCTTGCTATTGGGGGTTGGCTTACTGGTACAACTTTCGCTACGAGCTGGTATACCCACGGTCTCGCTAGTTCCTATCTTGAGGGTGCAAACTTTCTTACAGCGGCAGTTAGTACTCCAGCTGACGCTATGGGTCATTCTCTTCTTCTTCTCTGGGGTCCTGAGGCTCAGGGAGATTTCGTCCGATGGATCCAACTTGGGGGACTCTGGAATTTTGTGGCACTCCATGGAGCCTTTGCCCTCATTGGTTTCATGCTTCGTCAATTCGAGTTGGCTAGGTTAATTGGAATCCGTCCGTATAATGCTATTGCTTTTAGTGGTCCTATCGCTGTATTTGTCAGCGTATTCCTCATCTACCCACTGGGTCAATCCAGTTGGTTCTTTGCTCCCTCCTTTGGGGTAGCAGCAATCTTTAGATTCCTACTCTTTCTTCAGGGTTTCCACAACTGGACGCTCAACCCATTCCATATGATGGGAGTGGCAGGTATCCTAGGTGGAGCATTGCTTTCTGCTATTCATGGTGTTACAGTAGAGAATACTTTGTATGAGGATGGAGATCAAGCTAACACCTTTAAGGCATTTGATTCAACACAAGAGGAGGAAACTTACTCTATGGTCACTGCAAACCGCTTCTGGTCGCAGATCTTCGGTATTGCGTTTTCTAACAAGCGNTGGCTTCATTTCTTCATGTTGTTTGTGCCTGTTATGGGTCTGTGGGTATCCTCTATTGGCATTATTGGTCTTGCTCTCAATCTTCGTGCTTACGATTTCGTGAGTCAAGAACTTAGAGCAGCAGAAGACCCAGAGTTTGAGACCTTCTACACCAAGAACATTCTGTTGAATGAAGGACTACGTGCATGGTTGGCACCTGCCGATCAACCTCATGAGAACTTTATCTTCCCAGAAGAAGTTCTACCAAGAGGTAACGCATTGTGATTCAATCTCTAGGATTCTTACTACTTCGTATAGCGATAGGCACCATGCTTATCCATCATGGATATGAGAAACTAGAGAATATTGAAAACTTTGCGGATGCATTTGTAAGACCATTGCATCTTCCATTCCCAATCGTCTCCTCATACTTCGCAGCATTTGCTGAGATTGTGGGGAGTTGGATGGTTATCTGTGGACTTGGCACTCGTCTGGGTGCCTTAGCAATCTTAGGTACAATATCATTTGCAATTTATCATGCTCTGTTTACATCTGGATTTAACATTTACTTGTTAGAACTCTTAGTTCTTTACTGGGGAGGTGCAGCATGTATCGTCCTTAGTGGTCCTGGTAATTTCTCAATAGACCATCTCATAAAACGGAGATTCACAAATGATTAAATCACTCTTCAGTTTTATATTTGCTGCGGTGATGTGGGTACAAGTCCCACAGTGGAGCGATGACTGGAGTAAGTGCGCTGTTGATGTGCCTGACGTTCAATGTCATTGGTATATCACAGCACCCGATAGCACTATGGGTGAAGGATTCAGTTGGGCAAATGCCCCTTGGTTTAGTGCTGAAGGTCTCCTAGATATTGGAGAACTTCACAACACAGTTCAATCTTTACAGGAGGCATGATGAATAGTTTTGAAGTCATGCTATACTTTATATGCTTCGCTCTTATTGCTGGTGGTGCCTTCGCTATGATGTGGGCTAACATTCAATCTATTAACATAGAGATGAGAACCCCTCCCAAACCAAAACATCCTGAAGCACCACAAGCAGGTGAAGAACTGATGTATGTAGATCTATCCAGAGAAAAACTGGAAGATCTCTATAATAAATAAAAAACAATCAATCGTATCATTATGGCATTCACTATTACACTTAAGACAACTGATGGAGATCATGCTATCCAGTGTGAAGATGATCAATACATTCTTGATGCTGCTGAAGAAGCAGGTGTTGATATGAATTACTCTTGCCGTGCTGGTGCTTGCTCATCATGTGCGGGTAAAATTATCAGCGGAACAGTTGATCAGAGTGATCAATCTTTCTTGGATGATGATCAGATTGAAGCAGGTTTCCTACTTACTTGTGTTTCCTATCCTACGTCTGATTGTGTTATTGAAACAGAAAAAGAAGAGGAACTTTACTAATGTCATGTAATCTTCGCCAAAAAATGTTGGATGCTCTACTTGCTGATGCCCAAGGTAATATTGCCAAAGCAAAAGCAAACATAGAAGTATACCTACACAACCCTGTTGGTATTGGTGAGCACCCTGATGTGCTTGCTGCTATTCAGGAGCAGGTAGATATCATCGCTCATGAAGAAGAGCGTATTGAAGTTATTCAGAATCACTTTAGTGATCACGAATAGAGGATGCTGTGGTGCTGGATGTCCAGACTGTCCATTCAGACCACCTCCTAGACCGTCCACCACCTCATTGACTGGGGTGGTTTTTTATTGTCAAGTTATGGACTCAAAACAAATTGAGGTTTATCCGTATGATAGAGTAATAGATAGAGTAGTTGTATAAACAACGATGAAATCAATTCGTATATTAATTCTTGCTGTAATTGCAGCGTTTGTTATTTTTCTACCCAAAGCAGCATATGCACTAGACATTACAATGGGATCAAATGGTAACTTGATTTTTGAACCTTCTGATGTTACAATCAGTTCAGGAGAAACAATTCACTTCGTGAATAATATGCTCCCGCCCCACAATATTATTGTTGAGGGCCGCCCCGATCTTTCTAGAGAATCATTAATGTTTTCTCCTGGTGAATCGCAAGATATTAAATTTGCGGATGTTGGAGATTATGATTTCTTTTGTGGTCCTCATCAAGGGGCAGGAATGATAGGAGTTATCCACGTTGAATAATGAAGTATACACACAACTACATGAAAATCTTTCTTGACACTGCTGACACAGAAATTATTAATGAATACTTTAAGACGGGATTAGTTGATGGTGTCACAACCAATCCCTCACTCATCTTAAAGAGTGGTCGAAATCCAGAAGAAGTATATCAAGAGATTAAAGATATTGGTGTCAAAGATATCAGTATGGAAGTGATGGGAACAGAAGGTGAAATGTATTGTGAAGGCAAACGTCTCCATGAAAAGTTTGGTGACGTATGCACCGTGAAGGTTCCCTGCACAAGAGAAGGTCTTGCAGTCTGTAAGTCTTTATCTGATCAGAACATTAGAGTTAATGTTACACTTATCTTCTGCGCCTCTCAGGCAGTCCTAGCAGCAAAGTCAGGGGCAACATATGTCTCTCCCTTTGTAGGACGCTTAGATGACCAGTCAGTTGCAGGCCTGGAGGTAGTACGATCTATCTCTGAGTTGTATCGTATTCATGGTGTTAGAACTCAGGTTCTTTCTGCATCAATCCGTAATGTGCAACGTGCAATTCGCTCATGGTATAATGGTGCTAGCATCTGTACGATGCCACCTAAAGTATTTGATCAGATGTATGATCATATTTTAACTGATAAAGGTATGGAAATTTTTGAAAATGATTGGCAGTCAGTTGTTGGGAGTAATTGATGAAAGTTGGAATGATTGGTCTAGGTCGTACAGGTGAGGGAATGTCTCGTCGTATGATTGAAAATGGAATTGAAGTTTGGGGTTATAGTAGTAGCAGTTATGAAAATGCCTGTGGACAATATGAAGCAGGATATATTAGTGGATGTGTAACTTCCCTAGAGTATCTTGTTCAGGCAGTTAAATCTGATAGTCTTAGATACACTAGCGCCGGAAAAGTTCCTGGTATCTTTCAAATTACACTTCCAGAAGTAAAGGCAGAAGACATACTTGATGAGTTGTTACCATTACTTGAGGGTGGCGATATTATCATTGATCATAGTAATACTGACATAACAAAATGTCAGGAACTTGAGAAGTACTGCTCTAAGTTAGGCATCTCATATATTTTCTCAGGGGTATATGGAGCAAATCATGCTATCAATGCATGTTCTAAAATTTTTCAATCACTATCACCAGGTGTCGTATGACTTTAGCACATGTCTTACTTTTCGGATCACTACCCTTTATATGTACAACCATCTATTTCGGGTACAGAAAGGGTGAAAATGTTTATTACGAGTCTGACAAATACGATGGAAATGGAACCGCACATTAAAGAACGTTATGATTTTGCTATGAGTGCATTCTCCAGAATGTATGGAGTAAATCGTGTGAAAAGTACTGAAGAGATTTTTAGATTTTGTAGAAAGTGGGCTGAAACAGAAGAGCAAACTATTCCTCTTGGTACTTTAACTGAAGTCGATTTTTATTTTAGAGATCTTTGGGAAATTTGGGGAGGATATGTGTAATATATTTTTTAAAAATATGTCAGATAATTTAAAGAGAGGTTGAGAAACCTCTCTTTTTTATACTTAAGTATAAACTCGTAGGCATAAATTTTTGTTTCTCAATTGTATTGATTTGCACACAAATTAACTATATAATGGTAGAATTGGAGAGTTGAGAAAAGTTCTAGTCTTTATCACACAATAAATTATCTGCGGAGGTTTCCATGCATAATCTAATATCTTATAATCAATTAGCGGGGTGGAAAGAAAGTTTTAAAAAACTAGGTAAAACATTAGATAAAACAATGGAAGAGTCTGATGTAATTAACGACTATTATGATTGTTTGATTGAGTGTGATGATGATCAATCAAGATGTAAACGTATATGTCGGGAGGTTTTAAGGGATCAACCTGTTGGTTGATAATTAACTAAACGTATTATGATATAGTAGGAGAGTCATATGATCCTCGACCATGCCCAATTGCAGAGATGCTTTTAATATGATATACTGAGAGGGTTAACGCCCTCTTTTTTTATGCACGGAAGTCTTGAACCAGAAGATCGAGTAATGGATTCTCTATCTGTTTATGACCAAGTTGCCTCACTTGTCCAAAAGTATGGATGGGAAGAAGGTGATAACATCGTAGTTGAAATGGCAGGTACTCAAGTCTCTGGTATTGATGTGGGTGAAGTCTATAATAAGAAATGGCAATCACCTATTGGTACTCGTAAGTGTAACAAAGATGCATTCATTGTTATTAAAAATCTTTCACGAGACCCATGGATACCTTCTCAACCTATGGATAGAGAGCACAAACCTCAACACCCATACTCTCCTGTCAAACAGAAAGACATTGTTGTCAACATGGATGGTGGTGTTGGTGGTAGTTGGAAAGAAATTTACGATGAAGAATGTGATGAGATATTCCCATCTCCCGATTTAAAATAACAACTCCCTCCTAAATAAATTTTAAAAGATTTCATTATGGTATTTGTAGTTTATTCAAAAGATGGTTGTCCCTTCTGCGTGAAAGTTCAACAAGTATTAAAATTAGCAAAGTTAGAGCACGTTGTATATAAACTTGGAGATGACTTTGGCCGAACTGAGTTTTATGATAAATTTGGTGAGGGTTCTACTTTTCCTCAAATTCTTGTAGATGATAAATCTATTGGGGGATGTACCGAAACTGTTAAGTATCTAAGGGAACAAAAACTGGTCTAATGGAAAACAACTTTCAAGAAATTAATATCGACGTAGAGCAAGCAATTGACTATGCTTTTGGCGGGAAGTTTGTTCTCAAGTTTTATGATTATCTAAAAATTCGTAAGACAAAGAGAGATGAAATTAATCAGTTCATTGAGAGTTCAACTGCTATAGAAATTAGTAATCTTATAACCGACCTTGAAGAGTATCTTGAAGGGGGGAATGATGATATGCACAAACAACTTCGTGAAGGATACGGTCATATTCCAAAACCACAAGCAAGAAAAATCAAAAATTATTTGAATGACATCTTAGAAGATGCTAGGAGATATAGCAATGACAAACGACCAGGAAGAAAAAGAAAGCAAACTAAATAAATCAAGAACCGAGATAAATCGGGGTATTGAATTACTACTTCGTATGAGGAGGACGAAACCAGAACCACCAAAAACCTTTCAGATAAAGTTTGGTAAAATGATCTCCTTTTTCCGTCGAGAGATTATTTTGCACTTAAACTTCTATCTAGATATCAGGAAAAAATAGTCTCTGGGGGAGAAGAAAGATGTTAGCAGTAGCACTTACTATCAGCACACTTGTTTCAATAATGTTCTTTTTTGTTGGAGGTGTGGTAGGATGGTTAGCAAAGGAACATTTCTACAGCACAAATATTGTGTATACACATCCAGAGATGTTTGATGAAAATGGGAATGTTCTTCCAGATGAAATTTTAGCAGTGAGATTTGAAAACGATTATGACGACGACACCGATGACAACAACTAGAAAAAAGGCAGCACCTAGAACGAATGTTCAACTTCCTGCTAATCCTTTTATCCATGAAGTTCTTGATCTTGTATCAAAGCAACGTTCAAAGGCAAAGAAGGTTGAAATTCTGAAACAGTATGAAGATTCTTCTATCAAAGCGATTTTCATTTGGAACTTTGATCCCTCTGTGATTTCTGCAATACCTGAGGGTCAAGTTCCTTATAAAGAGAATGAAGTTCCTGTTGGAACTGATCACACTTCTCTGCGTAGGGAGTATAAGAACCTGTATCACTTCATTAAAGGTGGTAACGATGGTCTTTCTTCTCTACGTAGAGAGACTATGTTCATTCAACTTCTTGAAGGTCTTCATCCTAAAGAAGCAGAAATTATTTGCTTGGTAAAAGATAAGCAACTTCAAACCAAATACAATATTAATGAGAATGATGTGAAAGAAGCATATTCCGATATTCTGTGGGGGGATCGTTCTTAATGGTAAAAGGTATAAAGGTAATCAACGCCGATTGTGATCCTACCCTATCTGAAGATAAATCTTTACCAAGTAATGCATATCTTGTTGAATATCTTCAGGATGGGGACACTCATTTTGATATTGTAACTTGTGGAAAACAAGTAGAAATTTTTGACGAATACTACGATAAGTATAAAAAAGATTTCATCAACATTACTCAAACCGAAGGTAGAATCAACCCAAAGCTTTGGGGTTATACTAGTCCCGATAAGAAGAAAAAGAAATGAAAGAGGATGAATTGAGGGGGCAAATTAATGCTCTCATTCGCACTGAAATTCAAGATGTCATCAACGATTATGTTGATGAAACTGAAAACGAAGTATTTCGTATGGAAAATACTGGTCTTGGGTTTGTAGAATCTGAAGATGCCAAAGAACTAAAAGTTAACATTTCAAATAAAGAAGTAGATTATCTGATTAAAAAGTATAAGAAGATAAAAAAAAGTGAGAGATCTAACTTAAATCGAATTAAAAAACTTAATGCTTGACCATGTATAAACCATACTCACAAGAGTGGCACAGATATCGCTATCTAAAAGAAGCACTAGATAAGTATCTTGATGATTACGTTGATAATGATACTATCATGAAAGATATTCTAGGTATCGTGTGTGACCGTCAAGAAAGAGCACATGCTGAATATCATAAATTGGAAGACCTAGAACTCAAACTCGATTTTAGAGACTAACATGTTATCTACTCAGTATAGACTTCGTTTGGAATTTATTTGTAAATGTATCGCTAATGGCGAAGAAGTAAAGTTGTCTGATATGATATGGGCAAATAAACTTGCCAAGGCAAACACAACTGCTAATGAAATGTTGAAGATGGCACGTCGCCAAATTACCCAACAGATTGAAGAAGGAAGTACCGACGATTTTCTGAATAGGATGGGTTTAGGAGATCCCGATCCATCCAACCATAAAAAGGGATTCACTGATGCTGATGATATTAAGGATTGGTTTCAGCAAGACAAACCTGATGACTGGAGGCAACGCGACTAATGCCAAGTGAATTTGATTACGTTGAAGCACCTACAGAGGGTGAAGTTGACAAATGGGGGTTTACAATCAAACCTACTATCAGTGATACTGAACTAATTCTTAGGTGTCTACGAAATGCTCCTTGTGGATCTGACAAAAAGCAAGTTGAACGATTGATTAAACAATATCATGACTAAGAAACAATATAAACAACTGCTACTGGACCACTTTACAGAGCGGTTGGATAAACTCACAGCGAAGGAACTTAAAGAACTTGCTGCGAGACACACATGAATGATTATGTCTGTATCCCCATGTGGGATCCTATTTTTGAGATGATGCGCTATCATTGGGTACATAAGTCTGAAAAGGATCCTGAGCAATTCGTGAAAAATCTTAATCCAGAGCAAGAAGTGCTATGAGTAGTAAGATGCTATTCTTAGTTGACATTGGTAATGGTAGATGTGTCAGTCACGATGGATACATTCAAATTGGTATTTTCTCTCATAGTGTTGAGAAGCACCTTGAGTTGTGTCCTGAACAGGAATGGCAGGTTACCTATTGGATGCCTGATCCATTTTGTATCAGATATCCAAGAGCAAACTATCAGCATACTATGAAGGCGAACGAAGGTTCTCCTAAGACTGATAATGCTACTGATAGTCGTCCCAGAGACTTTCCAGATCAAGCAACGAATAGACTTGAGAGAACATTATGAGAGATCATAAAGCAGAATATGCTCGCCTAACACCCGAAGCAAAAGCAAAAAAGATTGCTCGCAATAAACTACCTGAAGTTAGAGAACGAAAAGCACGTTGGTCAATAGAACGAGAATCTATTAGAAAAGAAAGATTTACAGATAATTTTTCCCAAATCATTGCGTTCTTCAAAGAACGCGACAATCATGAAGGGTGTATTGGTTGTGGAACATATGAAAGATTGGAATTAGACCATATCAACCAAGAAGATAAAGAATTCGATCCCCGTCCTAGAATGGGATGTAAAACTATGACAGAGAGACAATGGAAAGAAATTGAGAAATGTCAACTTCTGTGCTATGATTGCCATAGAGAGAAAACTGGAGATCAATTTCGTAAATGAAAATGTGGGAGACAAAATGCGTTGGATGTGGTAAAATGTTTCCAGCGAATCAATGCCCTCAGGTTGGATGCTATGTCCCATCCGAGAAAAGATACAAAAATTCGTTATGTAAACCTTGTTGGGTTGAGTCCAAAAAATGAACATCTTTGTGACTGATGAATCTCCATGGCAATCTGCCAGGGTTCTTCCTGACAAGCATATTGTCAAGATGCCATTAGAGACTTGTCAGATGCTTGCTATTGTATGCTCTGATAAATGGGGTCATAATTTCGGCACTCTTCCTAGAGCAGATGGTACTCCCTATGCTACTGAGAAGGGTGCTTT